ATGCAACCATTAGAGGCAAATACACGTACTAATTTTGACCAAATTTTAATAAACCTCGGATACAATATTGATGAGACGCAGGAATCTTGTAATGTATTTAAAGAAAGAGCAAAAACAAAAGCTCAAAATAAACTATTCAATCGTAAAAGACCAGATTATATAATTTATGAAAGTTATAGTGATAGACCAATAGCAATTGTAGAAGCTAAAAAAATTGGAACTGATATAACCGCTGCATTAGAGCAGGCTATAGATTATGCGAAAAAACTATCTTGCCCACTTGCATTTGCGACAAACGACACATTTATCATTGGGTACCATGTCTTAGAAGAAAAAGTCTTAAAAATCGATGGAATAGAACTTCAATCATTTGTTAATGAAGAAACACTACTACGTTTTATAAAAGAAGGACCCGAATTAATAACAAACCCAGTAAGCAGTGTGTTCACAAAGGAAGAAATAATAGCGATTTTCAAAAAAATAAATAAAATGTTGCGCAAAGAAGGACTTCGTACAGGACAAGAAAGATTTTCCGCTATTTCAGAATTATTATTTTTAAAGTTACTTAGTGAACAAAATGATGTTGCTGAATTTATTGGTGACACAAAAAAAGTTATTAGTAAAAAATATTCTTGGGATGCACTTAAAAATAAACCAGACGATGAGTTAGTAGATTTTTTAAACGATTCAATAAAGCCAAGATTAATAAATAAATATGGTGAAATATTTAATAATCAGTTTGTCGTAAAAAAACCTGAAGTGTTAAGAGAAATTATTGACTTATTAGACCCACTCAATTTGTCTAAAGCTGATACAGATATTAAAGGTGATGCGTTCGAATATTTCTTAAAACATATTACAAATGGGGTTAAGGATCTAGGTGAATATTATACTCCTAGGCATATAATTAAATCTATTGTTGGAATTGTTGAACCAAAATATGGGGATAAAATTTACGACCCTTTCTGTGGTACAGGTGGTTTCCTAATTGAGGTTTTTAAATATTTGGCATTAAGAGCAGATATGAAAAATGAAGAGATAAGAGAAGTAATAAAAAGTAAAAGTATTTACGGTCGAGAAATTTCATCAACTGCAAGAGTTGCCAAAATGAACATGATACTTTTTGGCGATGGGAGTACTAATATTGAACAGATGGATAGTTTGGAACATCCAGTAAAAAATAAATATGATATTGCCATTTCAAATATTCCATATTCACAAGAAACTGAGTATGGAAATCTTTATAAACTTAATACTTCAAATGGTGATGCAGTCTGTGTTAAACATATGTGGGATTCTTTAAAGCAAGATGGAAAATTGGCAGTTATAGTACCAGAAACATTTTTGTATGAAGAAGGGCCTGCTGAGGAAGTTAGAAAAATTATTTGTAATAATGCATCTTCAATTATTGTAATATCATTGCCACGTGGAGTGTTTAATCCTTATACACCAACCAAGACAAGTGTAATAATAGCTACTAAAAAAGCTAATACTAAACCTAAAGAACTCTTTTTTTATGTTGTTGACAATGATGGATTTGAACTTGGAGCTAGAAGAAGGCCCTTGCCTGGTCCATCAGATCTACAATTGATAAAGGATTATATCCAGAGTAAAAAATCAATTCCCCCAAGGTCAGTTTATATTACTGGCAATTTAAAACCGAATTATTCTTTACTACCATTTGATTATATGGAACATATACCTGAAAACGCAAAAAGTAATGGAATATACTTAGAAAAGGTAATTAGCGTGAGAGAGGCTATTAAATTAGAGGATATTATTAACGAAGATAACTCAAAAGAATTTGCAGTATTGGAGGTGTCCCAAAAGGGAATCAGTATTTCAGATATAACAACCGATGTAAAAAAATATAAAAAACACAAAGTAGTAAAGGAAGGAGACATAGTTTTTAACCCGCACAGAATAAATATTGGAAGTATTGGTAGAGTATACAATATATTTCCAATTATGGTTGTAAGTCCTATTTATGAAATATTCCAAATCACCAATCAGGAAATAGATCCAAATTATCTTATTGCATTATTAAAGACAGAAACATATAAGTCGGTAATTAATCATTATGCGAAGGGCGGAGCACGTCCAATTTTTAGAATTAATGATTTAAAGAGAATTAAGATTCCATTGTTGTCCGGTAAAGATTTGCAAAAAATTAACAACATTTCTAAAAAGATCGATGAAGCAATTATGGAACAAAATAAATTGCAAATTGAATTAGAAAAACTTACAAATAAATTTATTTAATAATATTTCTATAAGGCACGGCCGGAGCCGTGCCCTTTTTTATTGTGTAATAAATGCGCTATACCCCTTGTTTTTTAATTCAGAAGCTAACTTTTCCGCATTTTTTCGGTCTTTGAAAGCCCCAACTTGAACACGATACAGTTTGTCTGAGTTCTCTGCCGACTTTGTTTCGGGTTTGGATTTCTTTTTTAACCCAAATGCAGCGACTAGACCATTAACATGGCCAAGTGCAATTTTTGTAAGGTAAGCATCCTGTTTTAGTTTTGCAGCATCATCTTTGTTGTCAATAAATCCATTTTCCGTTAAAAGCGCAGGCATTTTAGATTCACGTAACATATGGAAATTTGCTCGTTTCTTGCCGCGATCATTGAAATCAATCTGTTTGATGATTTCTTTATGAATAACATTTTGATAAGCTACGGTTGCACTCCCTACGTTTGTATAAATGTAGGATTCAAAACCTTTTCCACCCCCTGCATTAATATGAACAGAGATGAGATAGTCTGCCCCCCATGCGTTAGCCATGTCTGTACGTTGTTTGAGTTCCAGATATTTATCAGTTTCTCGACTTAACTTAACTTGTACCTTTTCATACTGTTCAAGCATGCTTTTGATTTTTTTGGCGATGGAAAGTGTTAGATTTTTTTCTTGCAACCCGTTAGCCACTGCCCCAGGATCTGATCCGCCATGCCCTGGATCGATAAAGATCTTAACCATTGTTTTCATCTCCTTTTTCCACGATATTTTTTGTACCCGAATACAGTCCACTAGCTGACAAACCAAACATGATTCCTACTAGTACCCTTTCTTTTAAAGAGGCATCCAAATATACCACCCCGACAATTAATCCTAACGCGACCGCGACGAGAGGGCTATATTTTGCCGGTAGCCCTATCCTTTTAAACAATTCCACTACGCCCAAAATCAACGGAATAATCGCTACATCATAGATTTCAAACATATTAACCTCCTCCTTTACTTCAACAAATTGATTAATTGAAAAATAAAAGTGAGCACCACAGATGCGATACTCACTATCAAGGCGTTATTGGCTTTTTTGTTTTGTTTCATTTCCTCGATGTCTTTATCAATTGCTTTAAAACGTATATTTGCTTCTTCTCTGGTAATAAAATTGGCCGAATATGCATCGAGTTTTGTTTCAATCCTTTTCAAACCTTCGGTGACTGATTCCAGTTGCGTTTCTAGCTTTGCAATGCGTTCGTAGTCTTTATGCTCCAAGTTTCAACCCCCCAATCAACCTAAAAGCCCCGCGATCACGCGGAGCTTTCCTCTTGTGTAATCAAATCTTCTCTTCCTTTTTCCCGTAAATATTCATCAATACCAACCTTCAAATCGGGCCGCCGACTGATGACAAAATCGTAAGTAAATGCGCCGTCAATAATTCGCTGTGCAAGATATGCCGCCATTTCACGTCCCTCCAAGAATTAATTCATCCAAAGCCGCTTGTATGATTTGAATACGCTCTTCAACTGTCGGTTGGCTTTCTATCGCTTCTCTTTCCCTTATCAATTGTTGCTGATATTCCACATCTTTAATGAGTTCTCCGTTTTCATATTTGAAAATGAACGGATTCCGCAATACCTCATGATTTTCTTCAACCTCCAAAGATATTTCCTCCGGATTCGGCGAAGGGGTCGAAGAATAGCCGTCCAAATGCCCCGATTCGTCAAGCGTAAAATATATCGTTTTCTTGCCCATTTTCACCACTCCAGAACATATCTCAAACATACGTCGTTAAGCGGCGCGTTTTGGTTCGCGTCATTTCCTACGATTTTATCGTTATGGATATAGACATATTTTGAAGCTATCGTTCCGCCTATTCCTGTTGAAACTACCAATTGTACTCCGCTTCCACCATGAAAATTAACATGAAATTTTGGAACAAACGAATATACCCAATCGTAATTATTTACTCCAACGCCCGGGTCATAGTCGGACCAGACCAGAACCCAACCACGGACGCAATCGCTAATTTTTTTGCTTGGATAAATCGTTTGACTGCCATGCATATACGACGCGCCGGACCACAGAATTTCTTCTTGAAATTTTCTTGTTCCGAATCCTTTCACGCCATTCACATAATTCCACAAACCAATTTCCGGGTCGTACAATGTCGGGATGGCCCCTACTACACATTGCACTCCGTCGACGATAATCCAGTTTCCATTGGTAGACATGAAAGAGACTCTGACGACATCCCCGCCCAACCCGTTATTCGCATCGCTGGGAACAGTGAATGTCAATGCACCACGAATAGGCTTACTTCCATATGTCACGGTTGAATATGTTTTCGACCATGACTTTTTAACGTTTCCGGCATCATCCCGCAGTTCTACTAAAATCTTTGGAATCCCACTTGGCGATAATTCGCTTCCGGTGAAATGTGCTGAAACTGTATATGTTTCTCCCGGATTATATGGAATGTGCTGATAAATGTAATTTGATGAATTGACAATGATCGCCTGCATTCCAAATATTGTGTCCGGATAGTCGTAATCCTGATTAAAGTCAGATAACACCCTTGGGCTTCCAGCGACTTGCCATTTCGAATAATTCGGATTTGGGGCCGCTATTCCGTTATTCGAGGGAACCAATTCAAACGAATGGTCGGTGAAAAGGTTTGTTTTCGGGACAATTGAATATTTTGTCTCCGAAATAGTATCGTCTTGGACCATAAAGTCTCCGCCTTTTACGGAAACATTTCCAAACGTCCCACTAGCGCCTTCCAAGTGCCCGGCAAACTTGAACCGCTTGGCATTGACATCGTAGTAAAAATCATCCTGCCATGGGCTGCTTGTGTTCGGTCTTGTTTGGAACCGTATCCCGACGGTAGCGTTCAATTCGCCTTGTACAAGCTGATCGTTTCTTGTTACTTTGAAACCGTCTGCCGGTGAAATGCTGACGCCATTATAAAGCTTTTCCTGCTGTACCGCATTGTCCGCCGTTTGCTTCGCTTGATTGGCAGTTTGTTGTGCATCCGTGATGTCAGCGATCACCTGAACAGCCGGCTTTCCATTTACTTTCTCTGTGTCCGCTGCGGTATTCTTTCCGGTCTCGTCTGAAACCAACACCCATGCCGAACCGTCCCAACGGAAAAAGGCTCCTGACGCCGGGTTGTGCCAAAGGTCGCCGACATTCATTTGTGTTGGCGGTGTTGGTCCTTCGAACGTTTGTGCTTTTTTCTCTGCTATTGTTTTCGCGGCAGTCCATGAATTCGCGTTACGATAGAGTGTTTTTTGAATCGCTTTTACCTCCGGCGGAACAACAACGGTAACTTGCCGGTAGTTCCCGAACGTATATGAGAAATTCCCGTTGGGGTCATCCAATTCTGGCATTTCTGTTTCCAAGACGCGCGCCTCAAGGTAAATAGGCGGGTCGAACGCTTCGTCTTTGATGCGGACATTCATCCCGGCACGGACGCGTTCGTGTTCCAATCCCGGAATTTGTTCGAGCGCAGCCGCCGAGACTTCCCACTCCACCACGCTGCTTTTCCGTTTCTCCATTTCTTTTTTTGTTGCGTCCAAAAGCTGTTGCGGTGTGACTTCCGTATCGTCCTCGGGCTGATACTCGAAAATGCCCCAAATATGCCGCCCGGCATTATTCCAACGCTGATAGGCTTCTTCATCCTCAACGTAGATTTTCCCGCCGTTCACGCTTGCGATCGTGACGAGATTTCCGTCCTCATCTGCCGGGCCAACACCGATGAGCCGCGTACAGATATTTTCCGTATTCTCTTTCCGTCGGATCCCGGTCATGTCTTTGCCGAAGACGATTTCTTTTCCGTCAAATACCGAATCCGGCTTCAACAAATCAACAATCCGGGTGATCGTTCCATCATTGTTCACGGTCACCCGGAACCGAAGTTCAAGCTCAAATTCGCTCGCAATCTTTTGTAAAGCGGCCAGGGGGTTTATATAGGTATCGAAAGTAATCGTTCGGCTCCCGGCGAAGTCGATTTGGCCAGGTTGGTATCGCGTGTTCGCAAGGACAAATTGAACCGCCGTTTCCGCCGTTTGCCCAGGCAACGTTTGCGGCGGAATGGGCTCATCGCTCGCAAGCTCGATATGATCGCCCAACGCTGAAACAAACAAGATTTTTCCGTTCGCGTCGTGCGACGTTTCAACGGAATCAATAATAAAAAGACGGTGAAAACCGTCTTGGTCTTGGGCGGTCAATTTGTTTTTGGAAATGATGTGTTTCGCCGCCGGGCTGTCGGCCAGCATTCTAAATTCAAAAATCAGAACGTTGTCCTCGATCGCTTCCGTCATCTTCGTATCCCAGTAGATTTTGGAATCCGACTGATTCACGAGGACGTCCATAATTTTTTCCGTCTGCCTGTCGATGATGTGAATCATTCGCCACACCTCACTTGTAGCGTGGTCTGTAGTCGATTGTAACGACCGCCGCATCCGAAGGGTTAACCGACAATTCCGTTGTGCCGGGTTTGAGGGCAAAAAACGAAGCCCCGAAATCTTTCGCCCACATAATGGGTTCGCCATTGCGATAAATAACCGCGTTCTTATGGTCGAATTGAAGAACATCGTCTGGGTAGGCAATATACGGAATCTGATCGGCAGCCGGATTGCGAAGTTCAAAAACTTCAAGATGATTGATGCTCATATGAGAAATTGGGCCATACGACAGGTGCGTTCCGATATGGATTTGAATCTGTGCGAGCTGGCCCGTGTATTTGTTTTTGGTATCGACATATGTCGATTGCACATAGTCAACATAATTTGCAACGGGCGCCGCGCTTGTTCTCCTTGCTGTATAGAACGTCCATTTGTTCCCTTTCCGCTGGATTACCAAGATTCCATAGTAATCATTGAGCATTCCCTTTTTCTTCCCGTACGTAGTGAAAATCGTATCGGTCGAAGGGCCTAGCTCCCAATACGCTTTCACGTCTTTCGATTTCGCTGAAAAGTCGCCAATCCCCATCCGGAAAACGAAATTATTTGCGGCATCGAGCCCATAAATTTCGATTCTTCCGACTCCGTTGGAGCTCGATGTGATGTCAATCAACGCCTTCACTTGAAAGTCTTGAATCGGGCTTGGCACAGATTTTTTCAGCGCAGGCCCCGCCCAACCGTTGTATGACGGACCGTAACTTTGCACCCGGAACGTTTCGCTCACGACCTGGAACGAGCCTTGGATGACGCCGCCATCAATTGCGGACGCTGAACCCCAACCAGTAAGTGTGCTCATATTGTCGTTCAAGACCCGAACATCCCCGTCAACCGGCGTCTGATCGGTCGCATAAGGTTGGCCAACGCGCATATATGAATCGGGCGAAATGATGTCGAGAAACGTAATCGGCTGTTTCACGTATGCGGTGAAGGTCGGATACGTTTCCGCTGTGCCTTCATTCGTGACGATTGTCGGCGTTTGGACTTCGAGATTGTTCTCAAAGTCAAGGTACGCCGTCGTATATTCGTCCACCGTGAAACCGTTTTGGTAGGCGTCGAGAATTTCGGCATCCGAACGGGCGATGCGGGAGATGCGGAAAGGACCAATAAGCGTGTTTGGTTGATATAATGCCGCTGAATGCCCAATATCAAATGTTGAAGCTAATGACTGCGGCAAGTATGTCGGATTTAAAATTTCGCCACGCTTTACCCCATCTATGAATGCCGCAAATCGTGAAGAATCCCAAACCATAGCGAAATGATGCCATCCGTCTGGTGTTAATGAATCTGCGGGAGATAAGCTGTGTGCATTTCCAGCATTATCAGCTATTGTAAATACCCATTGCGGATAATTAAGATTGTGTTGGACTGTGATTCTGTTCGCATTTCCAGAACCATTGAAATGGCTGAAAAATCTACGGATTTTACTTGTTTCACGAACTTGCGCATCAACATAAGCCCAAAATTCTATTGTCCCGGACAGTGGATTTAATACCCCATCAGCCGGCAATGTAATCCTATCAGACTGGCGGGTTCCGTCCACGAAAGAGGTGGCGTAGGGTTTTTCTTCTACTTGCCCCCCGTCATAATAGAAAGTTATGGGAGCTGTATTTTCGAATTGTCCTATCTCAAGATAGTGGCTTCCCGTGGTATCACAGGCCCATGTTAAAGTTACTCGCTGAAAATTAGTGGTTAGAGTGATGGTCGAAGTATATGATAGCCATGGCCCAGTTCTAGCAACTGCTAATCGGATTTTTTCTCCACCATTTAAGCCTCTTACATATGCGGAAAAAGTGTATGTTTTTCCACTAGTCAGTGAAAACGGTCCGATGCGGATACCTCTATAATTAGTCGAGGTACTGCAAGAAATTTTTGCTGATGCATTCCCGTGCCAAGACACTGTAGTATCCCGCGTGATCGTAACGTCAGAGGGGTAGTTTGCAACGATTCCACTCAAATCAGTCTCCACACTCGCCTGATTTGCTGTGAGAAGATTCACCGTCCCCTCCTCGACCAGCACCCCGCCCTGTTCAAATCTCGGCTGATTCGCTGAAACTTGCGTGCCGTCCGACAAATATGCCACGGAACTCCGGCTGAACGAAGCAGGCGGTACGTTGATCGTTTGCGTGCGGAGGGGGCCGTACTTGTATGGGTCGGGACAGAGGAATCGGATGGTCCCTTGCCCCAAATAGGCAATCTCATCAAAATCGATTGTTTCATCGACAACCGCATAGTATGTGCGATCTGGCTCATCATCGAATACCAATTCTTTCGGTTCATCGGTAACAAGCCAAGAGGCCAAATCCTCTTTCAGTTTTTGGAGATCGCCAATATTTTGACCTTCAATGACAATCGGAATTTCGATAATTCTCGGTTGAATCTCAGTTCCTTGAAGATAGCCGCCTGGTCTTCCAGGAACGGTAAGAATATTCCTCGTCAAGGATGGCCAAGGGGGGCGTTTGCGACCCCGGAGCATATGGACATAGTCTTTTCGGATTCCGTTGAAAGAGAAGGAAAGCATCTGCATCATCCCCTAAACCTGTTGCGCCGGTTTTCGTTGAAATCGATCAGTTCTTTAATATCTCTGAAAGTAGTTTCAGCCAGCGTCCTACCATCTACCTGTAATTGAATGACAAGCGGTTGCGCAGATCCTGTATTTCCCTGCAATTCTTGCAAAGTTTCTTTCAAAATATCTTTTAACATCTTCTTAGGGGCTACAATTTCCGGGTTACCGGGTCCTGCATCACCCACGACAGCAAGAGTCGGATCAGATACAACACCGCCTCGAGCTAATCTCGGAATGGTTGGAATGCTGATTCCGAAAGATTTTCCGCCAATAAAAGGCACCCAATCCGGTGCCTTGAATTTCAATTTATTTAGCCCGCGAATCATTGTATTTACTCCGTCGATGATATAGTTAATAAATCGCCTGATCGTTCCCCAAATTCCACTCCAAATGCCACTGATTCTATCTCTTACGCGATTAAACGCGTTGACAATTCCATCTCGAATGGACCCAAACACACGTAATGCAGTATTTTTAATACCATTCCATACATTTGAAATAGTGTTTCGAATTCCATTCCATATATTTGAAACAAACGTTCGAACATTATTAAATGCATTACCAATAGCGTTTTTTATTCCGTTGAAAATATTTGAAGCCTTTGTTTTCATAGAACTCCAAACGTTGGAAACAGTATTTTTGAAGCCATTCCATACGTTAGATGCGGTTGATTTAATGCTGTTCCATGTGTTACTGAAGAAAGTTTTGATACTCCCCCAGATTTCCGAAGCTTTCTTCCGAACCGTATCCCAGTTTTTCCATAGGGCGACGCCAATAGCAATTAAAGCAGTTATAACTCCGATCACGATTAAAACAGGCGTAGCGATCGCTCCGATACTAACCCCCAAAGCACCAGCGGCGACTGAAAGAGCAGTAAAGATCGGAGCCAGCCCCATCATTATCCCTAGGAGAATACCGAGTGTCGTTACTATTGCAGTAATTGTCGCGGCCAACGTCGGGTTATTTTTCGCCCATTCGGCGATTTTTCCAATGATTGAAGCGATAACTCCAAGAAGCGGTTCCAGCGCTAACTTCAATTGCCCTAAGGCTTGTTGGAATTGAACAGCAGGTGAAGAATCAAGTTTATTGACAGAATCATTCAGCAAATCTTGATTCTCTTTTGCGCCTTTCAGATGGTCCCCCATATTGAGAATGGTTTCGGTAATGTTTTCGCCCTGGTCTTCCCACATTGTTCCGAATATAGCCACTCCAAGGGCATTTCTTGTTGTTTCATCTTTTACTCCCATTAGGGCTTTCGCCACATCTTGCATGGCCTTCCGGCCGCTGTCTCCGCCTTTGGCTACTTCTTGGCCCCATTTTTGAAGTTGTTTTGCGGAAATATTTGTATTAGCCAGTAATTCTTTTGTTGCTTTCGGTACTCCTTGCCCGAATTCCGCCAGTCTGATCCGTCCTTCTTTCAGCCCATCGAGCAAGTTATCAATATTCCAAGTCCCGGTTTCGATACCAGCGGCAAAAATAGCTTGAATTTCTTGTGCGTTAAATCCGGCGCGTCGCAATTGTTGGCCGTATTCAGCGATAATATCTAGTTGTTCAGGAGGGAAGCCGATTTTGAGGAGTTGATTCACTAAGCCAAGAGCATTTTCATCAGAGATTTTTAGTTCTCTGCCGATTTCATTAATCTCTTGAATAAGTTCTATGAAATCAATCCCATTATAGGCCCTTGCGATTGCAGCGGCACCTTTAACAATTTTTGCGTTCGTTTTATCAGATTCGCGACTATTTAATGCCCATTGACGACGTACTCCCTCAAGAGCCTCCTGGGCATCAAGGCCATATGCTTCTATATCTCTAATTGCTTGTTTAATAGATTGTTTAGATTTTTCCGGGACGTTAAAAGAGATGTCTATTTGCGTATCTAAACTGGAAATGTCAAGGGATTTTTC